GGCGACAAGCCCACCGTCCGCAAACGATGGGCGAAAAAAAGCCCCGCCGAAGCGGGGCTAAATATTACTAAATTAATTTACTTAACGATGGTCACGAAGGACCGCGCCACTGATAAAGCTTTGACGAAACCGGCAAGGTCAAACGAAGCGCCTTCAAGCTTTTGCGCCTGATCGAGCATGGTGCTGAGAGTCTTTGCCCACTGATCCGCCTTGTCGGCTTTGCCCTTGTCGGCTTTGCCCTCGCCCTCGCCCGACTCACCTTCTGCCGGTTTAACCTTGGGCCATGCAGCCCGAACAAGCCTGCCGAAATACACGGTCACCTTGGTCTGAGCATTCTTGCGCTCGACCTTTTTCTCGGCAGTCCAATCCTTAACCGTCGCCTTGTCGGCCAGTATCAGGCTGGCTTGGTTCTTAGGGAACCCATTGATGATCGCGCCCTTGAGCGCTGCTACGTCAACCTCGCCCATTGCATCGGCATTGCCGAAGACTTTGCTGATTGCTTCGGCGGCGGCGCTCAGGTCTTTGTTTGACTTGTCGCCCGAACGAACAGCAACGGTAACTAGTGAAAGATAGCTCATGATTTTCCTTATGGGCATTGCCCGGTAAATGCTGCATCGATCTGATGCAGTAATGTAATTATAGGGTACATCTAGACTTGACGCAAGCTTTTCTAACATTGTTAGAATTACCGGCGAGGGCACCCATAGCCCACCCCCCTAAATGCCGCGAAGGTACCATCACCCCCACACCCCCGTATGTTCCTCCCGTAATTAGGTATTTTCAAAAGTAAGTAGAGTTTGGGTAAAGTGAGAGTAAGTAGAGTTTGGGTAAAGTGCCCCCTTGTCTCAGTAAAGCCACCTAAAAAATTTTATATAAAAAATTCTGATATACTCCGGGCACCCGAAAACTCGGAGCGACTGCTATGATATTCAGCCCTTTGGTGGAGAGTGATATCCCCATCGATGCAAAGAACGTGGAATTGGACGACGGTGAAAAGCCGTATGTCATTGGTAATACTTTAAAATTTCTTTCTGATCTGTCTGGCAATCCCATCATGCCAGATGAATATCACAGGCAACAGGCAGTAAAGCTTGTACGTGCCGGGGTGACAGGGGATCTGTCTGCCTATCCGAATGAAACCCTTGCCTACCTTGCTGGCCTTGTATCTAAATATGATGCGATGGTTGTGCGTGAGCTTGCCGATCTTAAGCTCTATACAGTTAACAGGTTGCTTGAGCTTTCAAATGACCCCAGCCCCAAGATTCAATTGGGTGCCTTGAAACTTCTTGGCGAAACTGACGGTGTTGATGCGTTTAAAAAGCGTGTTGAAGTAACTGTTTCGCAGAAATCCAATGAAGAAATCGAACGCGAACTTATGGAGCGCCTAGATCAACTGACTATCGACATCACACCAGATGCTGACACAGCAGAAGATTAATGCTCTAAGGGGTAAAATTAGTTCCATGCCACCTGCCGAGAAGTTGCGGGTGCTTGAGCTACTGGAAGAGTTTGAAAAGCGCAAAGAAATGGGGGCAGCGAGGGACAGTTTTACCTCGTTCATCAAGCACGTTTACCCCAATTACAAGTTCGGTGCCCACCACAAGAAGCTGATTGCGCTGTTTGAAGCCATTGCTCGCGGCGAGAAGAAACGAATTATCGTCAACATTGCCCCAAGGCACGGGAAATCGGAGCTTATCTCTTACCTTGCACCGGCATGGTTTCTGGGTAAATTCCCCGACAAGAAGATCATTATGACCTCCCACACCGCTGATCTGGCGGTGGACTTTGGTCGTCGGGTGCGAAACCTTGTCAGTGAGGATGCTTATAAACAAGTATTCCAAGACGTAACGCTGCAACAAGACTCAAAGTCTGCGGCCCGGTGGGGTACTAATAAGAAGGGTGAGTATTTTGCTATCGGTGTGGGAGGTGCGCTGGCAGGGCGAGGCGGTGACCTAATCCTTGTGGATGACCCCCACTCAGAGCAAGAAGCCAAGACCGGTAGGCCAGAGATATTTAAGCCTGTCTGGGAGTGGTTCCAGTCTGGCCCCCTGCAACGTCTGATGCCGGGCGGGGCAATTATTATCGTGATGACACGGTGGAGCAAGTTGGACTTGACTGGTCAGATTATTGACCACATGGCTAAAAACCCAGACGGCGATCAGTGGGAGATCGTTGAACTCCCGGCCATTCTTAATGAAGGCGAAGAAGATGAAAAGTCTCTTTGGCCTGAGTTCTGGCCGCTGGAGGAGTTAAAAGCCAAGAAGATTGCGATGGACTCGCGGTATTGGCAGTCCCAGTATATGCAGAACCCCACCTCGGAAGAGGGCGCGATCATCAAGCGCGAGTGGTGGAATATATGGGAGGCAGAAAAACCTCCGACCTGCGACTTCACGATTATGTCGCTGGACGCTGCACAAGAAACCAACAACCGTGCTGACTATAATGCGCTCACAACTTGGGGCGTGTTTACCAACGAAGAAACCGGCGTCAAGAACATCATCCTGCTCAACAGCATAAAAGAGCGTCTGGAGTTTCCGGAGCTTAAAAAGCTGGTGCTTGCTGAGTATAAAGAGTGGGAACCTGATACATTCATCGTTGAGAAGAAATCCAACGGCGCGGCTCTATATCAGGAGCTTCGTTCTATGGGCGTGCCCGCCAGCGAATTTACGCCGAGTAAAGGTCAGGATAAGGTTACTCGCGTTAACGCAGTGGCTGATATTTTCTCATCTGGAATGGTCTGGGCACCAGATACCCGCTGGGCGCGGGAAGTCGTTGAAGAAGTTGCGTCATTCCCGTTCGGTAAGAACGATGACTTGGTGGATTCGATGTCCGCTGCTTTACTGCGTTTCCGAAAAGCTGGGTTCCTTACTCTGCCCAGCGATGAGCCGGAAGAAGTACAGATGTTCAGAAGCAGGCGGCGCGGTGGTTTTTACTAATTAGGGATCAAAAATGGCTACGAATACAGATAAATCCTTCTACCAAGCCCCGCTCGGCCTAGAGGAAGAAGCAGAAACTCCGCTGGATATCGAGATTATTAACCCGGAGATGGTGACTCTGGATGATGGATCGGTAGAAATTACGATCACTCCGGGCGAAGAAGACATGGATGAGGGGGGTTTTAGTGAAAACCTCGCTGAAAAACTTGAAGATGGCGTGCTATCAACGCTATCCAGTGAGCTTGTGGCCCTTTTTGATTCAGACGTTAACTCCCGCAAGGAGTGGGTCGAGGCTTATATCAACGGTATTGAGCTTCTTGGGCTTAAATATGAAGAGCGAACTGAGCCTTGGGAGGGTGCCTGTGGGGTATTTCACCCACTGCTGAACGAAGCTGCTATTAAGTTCCAGTCAGAAGCAATCATGGAGACTTTCCCTGCTGCGGGGCCGGTAAAAACGCAGATTTTGGGCAAAGTTACACGGGAAAAAGAAGAAGCCGCCTCCCGTGTGCGCGATGAAATGAACTACCAGCTTACTGAAGAGATGACGGAGTACCGTCCGGAGCATGAACGGATGCTCTATTCGCTGGGTCTGTCAGGTTCGGCGTTCAAGAAAGTCTATTTTGACCCGTCGCTTGGTCGGCAAGTGGCGATGTATATCCCGGCTGAAGATGTTGTTGTGCCATACGGGGCGTCAAACATCGAGAGTGCTGAGCGGGTTACGCACGTTATGCGTAAGACCGAGAATGAGATTAAAAAGCTGCAAGTAAGCGGGTTCTACAAGGATGTTGAGCTTGGTGAGCCACAGAAAACACTTGATGATATTGAGAAACGCAAGGCAGAAGAGCAAGGCTACAGCGCAAGCGAAGATGATCGGTACCGAATCCTTGAGATGCACGTAAATCTCGACTTGGAAGGCTATGAAGATAAGGATGAGGATGGTGAAGAAACCGGGATCGCTCTGCCTTATGTAGTCACTATCGAGAAGGGCACCGGTAAAGTCCTGTCTGTGCGGCGTAACTACCTTGAAGACGACGAAAAGAAGCTCAAACGCCAGCACTTCGTTCATTACGTCTACATCCCCGGCTTTGGGTTTTATGGCCTTGGGCTGATTCATATTGTTGGTGGCTATGCCCGTGCGGGTACGTCGATTATTCGCCAGCTTGTTGATGCGGGAACCCTAAGTAACTTACCCGGTGGCCTCAAGACTCGTGGCTTGCGAGTCAAGGGTGATGAAACGCCTATTGCTCCGGGTGAATTCAGGGATGTGGATGTGCCCAGCGGCACCGTCAGGGACAACATTATGATGTTGCCCTACAAAGAACCCAGTCAGGTTTTGCAGTCACTTCTGGGCAGTATCATCGAAGATGGGCGGCGTTTAGCGTCTATTGCTGACTTGCAGATTTCGGATATGTCGGCGCAGGCCCCGGTCGGCACGACGTTGGCGATTCTTGAGCGGATGCTCAAGGTGATGAGCGCAGTACAGGCTCGGGTTCACTTCGCACTGAAGCAGGAACTGAAACTTCTTAAAGGTGTTGTCCGCGACTTTTGTTCGGATAAATACAGCTACGAAGTTGATGGCGATAAGGGCCGGGGGATCAAGAAAGAAGATTTCGAGTATGTGGAAATCATCCCCGTCAGTGACCCTAACGCAGCAACGATGGGGCAGAGAATTGTCCAGTATCAGGCTGTGATGCAGCTTGCGCAGGGCGCACCCCAAATCTATGACTTGCCCTTGCTGCACCGCCAGATGATCGAGATCCTCGGCATTAAAAACGCTAATAAATTAGTGCCGATGGAAGAGGACCAGAAGCCGAAAGATCCGGTCAGTGAAAATATGTTCATGCTTAAAGGCAAGCCAGCTAAAGCGTTCCTGTACCAAGACCACGACGCCCATATCGCGGTCCACGACTCATTGATTCAAGATCCGATGGTGCAGCAACAGATGCAGCAAAACCCTGCGGCGCAGCAGATTATGGGATCAATTCAGGCTCATATCATGGAGCATTTTGCTTATAAGTATCGCAAGGATATTGAAGAACAACTTGGCGTTTCCCTGCCCCCGATGGATGAAGAAGGTGATAAGCCGCTCTCGCCCGAAGAAGAAATTAATGTTTCTAGGTTCTCGGCTATGGCAGCTAAACAACTTCTCCAGACGCACGTAGCTGCGCAACAGCAACAGCAGGCACAGCAGATGGCACAAGACCCGCTTATCCAGATGCAGCAACAAGAGCTTCAGCTAAAAGCACAGGACGGGCAACGTAAGATGATGGAGAGTCAGGCAAAGATGCAGCTTGACCAACAAAAGCTCGCGCTTGAGAACAAGAAGGTCGCTGTAGATGTGATGAAAGAGTCGCAGCGCACGCAGTCGCAGGAAAAGCAGAACAACATCCGGACAATCATGGATGCAATGAAGAACAAACCCGAAGGTAAAAAAGAATGAACGAAAAGATTCTGTCCCACCTCCTTGCGGAATTTCAGGAGGAAATCGATGGTAATGCAAATGCATTACATCAGGGGGCGGCAAAAGATTTTGCGGAATACAAGCATTTGTGTGGGGTGATTCAGGGGCTGCGCCTTGCACAATCCATCGTTAAAGCCCTTGCGGATAAATTGGAGAATTTTGATGAGTGAAGAAAAAACCGCAGTTACTCAACTACCCGAACCTAAAGGGTGGAAGATTCTGTGTGCAGTTCCTGAAGTCGAGGAAAAGTATGAGTCGGGGATTCTGAAAGCTGATTCTTCTGTGCGTATCGAAGAACACAGCACGGTGGTTCTTTTCGTTGTCAAGCTGGGCGATATGGCCTACAAAGACGCTGAAAAGTTTCCTACCGGTGCATGGTGTAAGGAAGGCGATTTTGTGCTGACCCGCGCTTATGCAGGTACCCGAATCAAGATCCACGGTCGGGAATTCCGTTTGATTAACGATGATGCTGTTGAGGGGACTGTCGATGATCCTCGCGGAATCAGTCGCGCTGGTTAAGGAGCAATAAATGGAAGAGCAAACTGAATTTGAGTTTCCTGATGAATTGGAAGCTAAAGCCGCCGCTGCGCCTGAAAAGGAAGACAGTGATGAAATTGAGATCGTAGACGATACCCCTGAAAAGGATCGGGGTAAGGAACCTAGTGAGCCGCCCGCAGAAGTTAGCGAGGATGAGCTTGAGAAGTATTCAGAGTCGGTGCAAAAGCGTATCAAGCATCTGACCAAGGGATATCACGACGAACGCAGGGCAAAAGAAAATGCCTCCCGCGAGCGTGAGGAAGCGGTTCGGTTCGCTCAGCAAATCTTTGAGGAGAATAAACGCCTTAAAGTGGTAGCGAA